CTTTACCCTTTTCATTTAGCCAAAGAGAGTAGGCGATATTATCCATTACACAGCGATCAAATACTAAAAAACTATCACCTTCTGCGGCGGCTTTTTGAGTATCATCAATAATTGCATTAAGAATAGCTTTTTGAGACTCTGCGGTGCCTTCTTGGTTATTGGTAATCTTACCAGTTTTAATAAGTTTACGATAGGAAGATTTAGCCTCTTTATACATTGGCCACCTTTTAATAAACTCTTTAATCAGTGTACTTTTACCATTACACTGGGTACCCATGAATGCAATTTTCATACTTATAACTTATAAAGAGTAGCTGCTTTTATCAAACTTTCAAAGCTTTATCCCACAGAACGAGTTGAAGTCTTGGTGAAAAGTTAAACCCACACTCTTTGCAAAGTTCTGCTACATAAGCAGCATTTTCAATATGCTCTTTTCTTGAGCCAGCACAAACCATAAGCCAAATAAGATGCTTAGGTACTCTTACTTTATCAGAAGTGATATACTTTCTAAAAAGCTCTTCGACATCTTTTTCACCTGTAACAACAAATTTAAAACATGAATTTTGCTTTATATGCCAGTTTAAAACTTCTGGAACATAGGTTTTTTCTTCAGGGTCTCCGTTACTAGACATTTTTGGTGATGTTGTAAATGTAGCTTTATATTTTTCAACCCAAATTTCTTCGAACATTAAAGTAGCATTGGTTTCAAAATCAATACGAGGTAAAAACTTATACTTTTCAATAAATGCATCAATAAATCTAATAAGAGGTTTTTGTCTCAAACTCGGTTCTCCGCCAGTTAATTTCCAAATATCTCCTCTATTTAGTTTTTCTATAAAACCATTTTCTTCATAAAAATTAAACACATCTTCAAAGTTCCATTTATTCTTCTTTGACCAAGAGACAAAAGAGTCACAGCCCCAAGGAGAGTCAGGAGAAGCCCATCCTTTGCACGTCAAATTACAGCCAAACAAACGCAAAAAGATACTTGGTGTACCGATTAATCTACCCTCACCCTCAATAGTGCTAAAGCCGGGGCCGTCGTCTGAAATTAAAAGATAATCATTTTCACTCATACCTATGAGTATAATATAAACTTATTTTTAATCAATATTTTATTTTAAAACCTTAGTATGTTAAATAAATATTAATATGACATATATAGGTTTTGTTTATATTTGGTACGATAGATTAAGAAAATTGTACTACATTGGCTCTCATAAGGGAGGTGTAAATGATAGATATATTTGCTCTTCATCAAGAATGTTAAAAGCATACAAAAAACGGCCTCATGATTTTAAAAGACGAATTATAAAATATACAAACAATTTAATTGAAGAAGAGCAAAAATATTTAGATATGATTAAATGCGAAGAATTATTGTATGGTAAAAAACCAAAATATTATAACGTAAAGAGGTTTGCCGCAGGAGGCAATACGTTGGCAGGTTTACCAAATAAAATATCTCTTATAAAAAAACGATACGGTAAAAAGCATAGTGATAATATTAAAAAAGCAATTAAAAATAGATCACCCGAACAAAAACGACTACATCAAGAAAGACGAAGAACATCACTTAAAAAAACGTTAAATGATCCAGATTATAAAAACTATCAAGATCGTCCTTTTAAAGTTTATAAAAATAATGAAATTATAGGTTTATTTCGTAATAAAACACATTTTAGCAAAACCTATAAAATAGACCGAAGTTGTGTAAATATTTTTTTGCAAAATAAAACATGGACCGTTAAACAGCGACGTAAACACCCTTTTGTGCCAGGTGACACTTTAAAATTTATTTACGTTTAACCTCCAATAACGAATTTATAAAGCAGTGTACATAGTACAATTGCTATCCATCCAATAGGGTTAAACAATAGTAAATAAAATAAAGCAAAAATTAACACTGAACAAATAGTTAAAAAGTCCCAAAAACCTATTTTACGGTCTTTAGGTACCACTTTTTCAAACTTAGCTGTAATTACTTCAAGATCTTTTTTCATAAATTGCACTATTCAGATCATGCTCCCAGACTTCTACTTTATTAAGCCAGCAACGACCAACTGACATTTCTCTAATCATAGGATCAACAGCATTAAAGCACCACTCAGCGGTCTTTTCAATACCAACACCATCCATAATACGAAGCTGGCATCCACCGAGTTCATGTAAACTTTCAAAGTCTGTGAGTAGCGGATCATCTTTAGCAATACAAAGAGTGTGATCGAATTGATCTTGTAATATTTTTTTGATATCCTTTAAGCCGCCGAAATTAATGACCCAGTTTTTATCATCTAGCCCTGTACATCCAAACCAGAACTTAGCCTTTAATTGATAACCGTGTATATATTTACAGTGAGTGCCTTCTGCTCTCCATTGCCTAAAGGCACAAGAGCCGAGTTCAATAATTTTTGTAGATTCGAATTTAATCATTAGGCTTGCTGTAAAGGTATAATATTAAGATCTCTTTTAAAGAAGTTAAAGACGGATTGCGTCCATTTATCTTCGTAATTATCTTCTTGATAAAAGACAATGTTTTCAAGATTAGTTGAGCCATTTAATTGACGTTTAAGCTTTTTGGATAAAGATACCATTTTAGTAATATCTTTTTCTGTCCAATCTGCTCCGACGTTAACAGAAGAAGCAAACAGAAGGGCTTCTAAAAGCATGTTTGCCTCGTCTTGTTTGAGATCTAATGTTACCGTACTGCTAGTTTTCATATAGCTGTATTATATCAGCTATAAAACTTATTTCAACTTTTTATTAAACAAGTTGTAGATACCTTCGTCAAACTTTCCGTACAAGTCGACAATAATTTGTTTTCTCTCTAACTCTGTAACATGCTTATACATGTCTCTAATTTGTGTAGCTCCTATAACAGTTTTACCAAGAACTTTGAAGGGGTTTACTGTTGCTACTTTAACATAGCCTTTATCCTTCATAGGTAGTAGTTGCTGTACATTATCTAGTTTTTCAAAGTAGCCTGGTGTACCATCCTTTTTAGTATAAGATATTCTAGAAGCATCTTTATCGGATAACGCATATACAAGACCGTCTTTATCTTGATCGTAGCGCTCAGAAATTTCTTTAGCTACATAAGGAGATTTAACTTTTACAATTCTATCACTAGGTATACCTAATTTTTGCAAAATAAATTTACGCTCTTCAAAAGTGAAAGGTGACTTCTCGTCTACCTTTTCTGAAGTAGCAATGTAGACGTCTGAGTTGGGAAATTCTTGTTTTAAAGAGAAATAAAGTTGGGCATGACCTTTATGTGCTGGTTGAAACCGACCAGGGAAAATTACAACAATTTTACCGTCTCTCGTTTGCTCAGTAAAAAACTGATTAAAGGCTATCATTTAAATTTTTCCTCCTTTGAAATTGCAAAGTTGGCTCGAGAAAATTCTAATCTATCAACAAGCTTTACCATATTGCCAGACTTATCTACAGCAACAAACCCCTCACCGGGTGTAACTTTTAATGTGCCATCTGGCTGAGTTAAAAATTGTTTTGTTTTAATAGCTGTACTGTATTTGTTAAAGAAGATCTTTTTAAGATCCGCTAGCTTTTTTGTAAGGTTAAAAATATTAACAACTGACATTTTGTTAGTGTTAAAGTATTCTATAGCTTTATTTTTTCCTTCAATCTTTTTTTGTTTACCAGCTTCTGATTTTAGCTTTTCAATCTCTTTGTCCATTCGGTTATTGTACCATTCTATAAAACCGTTAAAAGTCTCTTCTGGGTCTTCAACAAACTTACCTTGACGAATAAGGGTGTTAATATATGTATTGGCTAGAACATAAAAATTATTTGGTAAAGCCGTCCAGTCAGTAATACCTTCAATCTTCAAAATTGAGTTAAGTGTTTCAACTACCGTTCTTTTTTCGTCGTCAGTTAATGTAACTGTACCGGATACGTCTTTAAATTTTGCATCGTCAAACCATACTTCAGGGGATTGGTTGAATTCTGAAACATTTACATCGGCAGATTTTGAAAGTTGCTGTAAATTTGGCCCAGTGTAACGAGTGTGGATTACAATGCCAATTTGAGCTGTTTGTATCTTTTTGCCTAATTCTGAATCAGCTTCTACCGCGTATGTAATAGTATTAGGTTTGAAGGTTAAAAGCTTTTCACCTTGAAATTCAATTTGTTGTAATGTGGCTTTATCAAACATAAAATCTCCTTGATATATATTACTTTTGATAACTTTAGGTAAATAGAGTAATGCCTGTCTCATTTTTTCAGCCAGTCCCGGTGCTTGACCGTAATTTTGCTGAACATCTTGAATTGTATAGCACACTTTCGGTGTTTTAGCAGCTGCACTTTTAGTTGCTACAAAAAACTTATTATTTTCAGGATTAAAACCACAAATTATAGCAGGAGCACCGTCATACTTGACAGTTGTAAAAACACCAGAATCAGCGTTACCGTTAAACGTTTCTGCTAAAGCTTTAATAAATTCTACAGCAACGTCTAACCCTTCTTTTTGTCGTGTGAGTATAAGCTCCTCTAAATGTGTAAGGTGTTTAATAATACCTTCTTGTTGCTCAATAACAAGATATTTGCTGGTATTTTCTTTGTAGTAGCTATTAAAAGCTTGATCTATCATAACGCTTTATTATTTAAGCGTTAGGAGATAGCGTAGTCTATTAATAACTGTCATGATTTCGTCTCTTACATTGAGACAATCTGAATCTTTGACAGGGTCCATCATGTCGTTGAATGGACCTGTAAGGTATTCATTTAATTGAACGAGTATTTGATCTATTTCGATTTCTTCAAGATTTACCAAACCAAAATCGATTGGTGTATCGTAAATAATTACGCCGTACTTGCCTTGGTGTATTTCAACAAGAGTATCAATTAAACCATCAAGATCATCATACGTTTTACCAAAAGCCTTATGACGTGCAAAAGACTTAGTCTGCCAGTGAAGAATTCTTAACTGGTTTTGAATTTTAAGAAGATTAATAACAACCTTATCCATATATTATTACTTATTAATTTTTAGGATGAGAAGCACTCTGTCTAACTAGCTCAATTACATCAGTTCGATGTTCTACCTGGTATGAGCAGGTGGTTGAACAGGCTGTTCAAGTATTATTTGTTTATATAGAGCATCAAATTTGCCCATATATAATTAATATAATTACGCAGTGGGTTGGGTCTGTGTCCCGGGCGCCAGCTTTTGCTGAGTTGCTTGAGCAGCCTGCATTTTTTGCAAAGCTAGTTTAACTTGCTGTTCGTTTTGAGCAGCAATCAATTCTTGAACAATTTTAGGGTCTATCGTAGGCTGTTGAGCCGGATTAGTAGTAGCAGGTTTAGGCTGCCCAGCGATCGCTGGTTGTTGAGGTGTAACGGGTAGT